CCGATTCTTTTCGACAACGTTATAAAGGATTGGTATATTCTCGTGTATGGTGGCTAGCCATGTCTCTAAGTCTTCCATTGATTTATACTGTCGTTGCGGGCAGGCCACCTTGCCTGAGGCAGGGGTGGCCCTCGCGGACATGTACAATGGTGACAAATACGTAAACTCTCGTACCCCATATTGATTGATACGCGTAACGTCTAATTCGTCCTTACAGAGAATGATACGACCTCTGTAAAGAGAATGGATGGGGTGGGTTAAGTTAAGATGTTTTTCATGGCCGTCATACGTGAGCTCGTGGGCTATACGATTTAGTTCATGTGCTGGGATGAACCGGCGTGGTTGTTGTTGCCACAATTGTTGTATGATGTTTTCATCATCTATAATGACCGAAACGCTGTTATTATAATTTCGGGCTGTTTCATTAAAGATGAAAGAGTGTTGTAAACTATCATACTTTGCCTGGAGAACTGAAGCGTGTGGCGCGCCATTGAATCCTCGTTGGGCTAACCTCCCTAAAATTTCATATGTGAACGGCTTAGTTCGGGAGTCATATTCTGTTGCATCAGCATTCGCGAATACTCCATGACCATCCTGCTGGGCTCGTAGGAGCTTGTTAAACAGGAAGATCATGTTCTGATTCATCGGCATGCCAATGCCTAAGCCGGTGCTTTCCCAGTCGTGGCGGCTGTTTCGTTCTAGTTCCATGCACATATTCATGAAGTATGTTAGTAGCTCTTCGGCGACTACAGTCCTGACATTTTTCCCGTGGCGGATTTTTTCCAAGTTGACCACTTGGGCCTTTGCAAACGCCTTGTGGAACATTGTGGGGTATTTACCTGATGCAAGTCGATCTTCGATCATTTCGAAGAGAGCATCCGTGATCCCCGCATCTTCCAATTCCCGGCGAGTTTTGTATAGTGATATCCACGGTGAACCAGGGGCATACTTTGACTTGTAGTATGCCAAGACCTGATTGGGTGTCATGATTTGCATGTCGGCGAGAGCCGGTTTATACTGCTCAAAAAGAGCGTCCGCAACTTCATGGGCTAGTACTTTGTCAGGTACATCTAAATATTGAGGAGTGTACCTGAATGTGCTTCGGAATAACGGGTCGTTT